CCGATGTGCCCGCAGCCACGACCGAGGCGTTGCCGTCACCACAGATGGACACCGTGGATAACTGCGAGACGCCCGAGCCAAGTACACGGGACGGGATTGCCATTATGCTGCCTGTGCCGTATCCCGACGGCAGCGCATGATCTCTGCAATCAGCCCCGACCCAATTACCTCAATCTTGAGGTCGGGCATCACTTCAAACAGTTTCTGGAATTCGTTGGCCTGTTGGGCCATTGCGGCGTTGGCGTTAAATTTCTTGCCTGTAGGGCCGCCCACCCAGATATCCACCGTGACGCCCGGCAGTTCGCCGGTAAACCGCTTGCGGCCGTCTGGGCTGTTGCATGAGTCGTACCCGTACAGCACAAACTTGCGGAAGCCCATGATGTAGCCAATGTTGATGGCCCGTAGGCCCGAGGTCGTGCCCCCGCCAATGGCGAGTTTGCCCGGCCCCATCGCTTCCATTTCCGGCCCCTCTGCCCACGAGTGCCACAGCATCACGCGCTTGCCTTGCAGGAAGTCAAACGTGACAGGGGGGCAGCGCGAGGCGACCATATACAGCGTGCGGTCATTCTTGCGCTGTATCCCGTTGGTGCGGTCGCGGGGGTCAAGGTTAACCCAGAAATCCGGCTCTACGCCGTTTTCGCACAAGAAGTCGTGCGCACTTTTTACCGCACCGATTACATGACCGGCGGCGCGGTGCGCCTTGATGTCGTCAATGTAGTCCGGCATAGACCACCCGCTCGCCACCAGCACCATGGTTGCATCGTGCGTGATGGGAGCGAGGGTCAGTTCTGGTAGACCACGGGCAAGGGCAGACCGTATGTTGGAACAAAGTTCCTCCGGCGTGCCCGCCGCCTGCACCGTGATCTCCAGAGGCTTCATCAGACTGCGCCGCCTGCGCCCGTGACGTGCGGGTAGCCCGCCACACAGGTGATTGCGGTTGCGCCCGATGCCGTGGCGGTTGCCACGATGCCAGCCACAAGGCCGACGCCGTTGCCTGACACGGTGGCGTCATCCAGCACGCCCGCAGTCGCCGTCGTAAAGAGCGGCACGTTGGGGGCGCAAGAAGCAGCCAACTTCACGACCGGCACGCCGCCCGTCTGCACCCAGCCATACGAGCCGGAGGCAATGGACACCTGTGCGAAACCGACGCGCTTGGAGGTCGCGGCGTTGGTCGTGGTAAGCATCACGGCGGTGTTGTTTGACAGCACGGCAACCGCAGCGTACTGCGAAATTTCCGATGCAGCCTTCACATACACAGCCTGTCCACCATCGTCAAGGTTGACGGCCGTTCCGAGGTTGAACGATGCAGACGTATCGGCATAGCCGAGTGACACGCCAATCAAATTACTTGTTGAAACAGTCATTGTCGTGTACCCCTTTAAGCAATCAACACGCCTTGGAACTGGCTGCCCGAGCAGGTCAAGTTACCTGCCCAGCCAATCAGTTTCACAATCATTCTGTTACTTCGCCTTTCGGCTACTGACCACCCTTTCGGATGGCGGGGCAACCTCTTCGGGTCACCCTCTGCGGCTTCTTTGGTTATACCGCAGTTCAGACTATCGCATGGCGAACCTTTTTCGTTCGCCCCCTCTCATTTAGTCGTTCAGCCTGCTTTCGCTTGGCCCCTGTCACCCGCTTCCGGGCTTCCAAGTCAATTAGAGAGGGTTTATAGACGCCATTAGTGAATCGTAGGTTTAGCGTCTTGGTTGACGGCCTGACGTTCGCCGCCAATCGGAACGAAATTCCGATCTTTGTGCGGGCGGAACATCAGGTACTTGGTGTTCAGGAACCACATATGGTTGGCGTTACCCGAACCGCTGTTGTAGGTGGACGAACCGATACCACCGTCCAGCACCACGTCGGAGGCCATGCCCGCGCCGTAATACTTGAGGGAGGCAAAGCCCGCACCCGCCATGCCCGAACCACTCTCGGTAATACGCTGGATCGCCTGAAGCGACTGCAGGTAGAACCGATAATAGTTGTTGTCGGCCACGATCAGGTCAGGCTTGTCGGTTCCACGAACCAACTGCACAGCGAGGGCGTCCATGTAGCCCTGAATCGTCGTGCTGGACACAGCGCCCGCACCACCGCCATCAGCGGCAGCCGAGAACTTCTTGCTCTGCCAGAACGACCACACAGCGCGGTTGATGCCACCGTAGGTGCCCGTGGTCGGATCATCCGGCACAGCAGCAGCAAGGCCCGTGAGGTTCTTGCCCGCGTTGCCGGTGCCGTCACCGTACAGGTCACCGCTGATGCGGTTCGCCAACTGCGCCTCGGCAACTTCCATGCGACCGTCAAGAAGGTCAATGATGGCCTCCTTGCCCGAGTTTTGGATCATTTCCAAACCCGAAATGGTCACGGCGGAAGCGTACTGCGTGATGGAGAACTGCGCCGACGAAATCGGGCTGTTCTGTCCAACATTCAGCACTTCATAGCCGCTGTACGAGTTGGTGTTGTCGGATGTCGGGTCTGTGTACATCAATTCTTGGAGGATGACGTTTCCTCCCGAAAAAGTACGCACATTCCCTCGGTCTTTTAGCCGACGCAACAACGCATTGTTGTTCGTCACGTTATCAGCCAACTCACCGCTACGGCTTTGGATTGTGGTAGCAATGATGTCGCTGATACTGGAATTGGCAAATGCCATTTTAATGCTCCTATATCAGTTGATTACAAACGCGACTCTGTTTCGGAAAAAGCATCCTCCAAGAGTGCGCGACGGTTTGCTGCCTTGGGAGCCGTGTTGGCGCTTGGTGTTGCGCTTCTGACACTCACCGCTGCTGCACGGGCCGCTTTTGCTGCCCGGTTGTACTCCTTGGCCTGCTTTGCAGCCACTTCGGCCTGTTGGGCCTTGTTGATCTGTTCAAACAGGTCAGGGTTAAGACGGATCGCCTTGTCGTAAGCCTCATCCAAAGTTTCTGCCATGCCACTCTGTAGGAGTTGAATCATGGTTGGCCGGGCTTCTTCAAAATGATCTGCTTTTAAAGAAAACTGGTTAATCTCGCCCAACAACTGCTGGTTTTGCTGCATTTCTTGCTGCTGTTTCCAACCCATGACCTCGCCACGGACGTTGTTGAGTTCGTTTTGCAACTGCCACACCAGCGGATCAACGCTGTTTTGCGGGGCAGCCTGCGGATTTGCGCCCATCGCACCCAAATTGATGCCATAGGACTGCGCCAACTGCGCAAACAACTGCATTTTCTGTTGCGGCGGGGCAGTGCGCAGCGTGTAGTCAGCCTGCATCAACGCAGACACGGCTTTTTCGGGCGTTAACCCCATGCCTTGAATGGTTGGCAGGTACGGCGCAATGGTTTCTTGCATTGTGTCAGCAAACTGCGCCTTGGCAAGCAGCGGTTCCACGCCAGCACGCATCTGTTCTTCGCGTTGCCATGCGTATTCCTGCATTTTTGGGTCGGCTTTCTGCCAAACGTCGTGATAATCCTTTTTCCATGACGCTGGAGGACGACGCCACACGGGCGGTTCTGCCTCCTGCACGGGTTCAGCACGTTCTGCAGTGCGTGAGGCAAAGCGCCCCTGCTCGTCACGGCCAATTGCAGACTCTATTGGTTCGCCTTTTTCGGCAGCCTCAAAGCCCTGCTCCAACATTGCACGCCGATCATCTATTGATTCTTCGCGTGCGGTTTCCATTGCGGGGTTGTTGTTATCCATATCTATCCTCTCCTGTGGGGATTGGTGAAATTGGCGTTCTCCCGCAATTTGCGAATGATTGCGTCGGCTTGGGCGTTGGTGAGGCGATTGTTAACCTCATACTTCAAACGCTCAAAGCGGCTCTCATCCACCTTTGGCTTGGCAATGTGCTTGGCGGGGTCGTCGTTGCCTACCTCAATGCAATTGTTTGCCTTAAGGTGGCGTCGGTGTTCGGATCGGCTGGTAATCATCCTGCCGTCAATCATGGATTGGTACGGTTGGATGTCGGGCATAATGTAATGATAGCCGCCCTTGGAGTCTTTTTTTCGCTCCACAAATTCGCCGTCAACTAAAACGTAAGTGCGTTTCATTGGTTTAGCAACGGCGGGGCAGCCTTGTTCATCTGCGCGATGATAAGGCGCGTTTGGGCGTCCATGTCAGCCTTGTACTTGGAGGCGGCCTGCTCACTCTGCAGCCGCATAGCCTCCAATTGCGCTTCAAACTGCTGCTTTTGCTGCTCCATCTGCAGTTTTGTCTGGTTCTTGAGTTGCTCCATCTGCATTTGCTGCTGCAATTTTGCCTGTTGCAACGCCGATTCCATCTGCATACGGCTCTGTTCAACCTGCCCCTTTTGCTGCAGTTCGGCCTGTTTGCCTTGCGCCTGTTCGTCTGGCTGCTGTTGTTGAGCGGCCTGTTGGAGTTGCTGCAGCGTAGCGTCAATCTGACCCTCAATCGGGCGTGCGGCCTTGAACGCTTGCATACCAAAACGCAACAGTTCCATCATCATGGGCACCATCTGCGGGCTGGCTTGACCAACCGGCAACGCTTGGGCGAGGAACCCGCCAAACGCCTGCAGAAACTGCATACGGTCTTGCTTGTTCTGGTTCTCGTCCAGCATCACAAGACTGTCAGCGGCAATGTCCACGCGGAAGTTACGCAGCGGCTTGTCTCGGAGCAATTCCAACGCCTGCGGAATCAACTGTTGATCGGCTGGCGTCATCTGCTGGGCCGCAGCGTAGGCGAGGATGGTTTCGGGCTGGTATTTGGTACACATCACCTGCGCTTTTAACCGGATCAACTCCGACGCAAAGAGAGCCACGTCCTCCTGCATCGACCGCAGCCTTAACCCAGCATATTGTCCTTTGATTTGCTGCGCGGTCGCGGTTTCGCTGGCGTAGGACGCGCCTCGGATGATGTCGCTGATGCCCGTGATTTCGTAGATTTGGCTCTTGATGTCTTCGCGGGCGCGGTAGCACTGGATGAGGGCGTTGGCGAGGGTGTCGAGCGGAAGGAGGTCAATACTGCCTTTAAGGCCGCCCTTTTCGCTGAAAGCCATCCATTTATCAACTGGAATAAGCGCATTGTTGTCACCCTCGGTCATCAAGCGTTGCAGTGCAGGTTGGCTGGCGTCGTACACGCCGCGCACACGCAGCGACTTCACAAGACCGTCAATGCGGTCGGACAGAATATCCAACTCCATTGCTTGATCTTGGTACAGCACAAAGTCTGGGACGGGCACCAGTGTATCGCTCGTCGTCGTCGCGTACAGCGGGCGCGGGCAAGGGAAGAAACCCTCAACGCCGAGCGGGTCATCGCGTTCGTCGATGATCTCGGGCATCCCCTTGCTAAACCAATAGACTTTTTCGGACTCTTTATCCCACAACTCGCAAATCTTGGCGCGGTTGTATAAGCGCTTGTTTTCGTTGTAGGCGTTCAGCGGTTCTGGGCCTTGATCGAGCGGTATTTTGCGGGCAACTTCTTCGCCAAAACGCTCTACAAGCGCCTCACGGGTCATGTACACCCAGCGCCATACGCAGGTGACTTCTTCCCAAGTTCGGGCCGTGCTATGCCCAAAATCGCGCCAGTGGACGTAATCCACCGGGGCGCACTCATATTCAATCTTTTCCAACGGCGGCGGAGCGCCCTCGCCTTGCTCAATGTTTGGCGTGATGCTGACGCCATCATCCTCAAGCCCGATGGGGGCGGTATGCGGCTCGTATCGCAACCATGCCGTACCACGGCCGCCAAGGAACCTGTCCTCAACGCAATAGTTCATCGTTGCCCGGTAATCGGGGTAATGTTCGATCTCAAAGTCTATGGCGCGTTCAATCAACTGCGAGGCCACACGGCCAACGGGGTCGTTGTCGCCAAAGCGGCGGCTGATGTCGGCCTTTGGCAGTTTAGCGTAGACGGCGGGGCGCAACGTCTGCACATTGCTCCACAAAATGTTAAATTTGGCTGATTCAGTAAGCGACTGCCCACGGGTATCGTCGCGGTACCGCTTAATAATCTTTTTAGTACGCGCCGCCCACTTTGCAAACTCGTTGTCGTACTGCCCAATGATGCGCAGGTAACGATCGAGTTTCGGTTGCACCATTGCGTCCATCAGTCTTTCCCCTTGTTGCGCTTGCTGATGGCGGCGGCCTTGCTCTTGGCCTCTGCCTTGCTGCCAGCGCCCCATGCCTTGAGGGCGAGGGCGAGGCGCGTGGGCTTACCGTCCTTCTCCATCGGCCCCGGCATATTACCCATCCTTGCGAGGAAAGAGGCTCGGCGTGGGTTGTCGCCAGCCTTTACCGGGGGCTTCAATGTGCCACCCGTCTCGGCTTTGTAAGAGGCGCGGCCAGCGGCATTTAAACCACCTTTCGGGTTTTTGCCTGCTTTACGCTGCCACGCTGCGCTCATTTCTTACCTTTACTCTCGGGTTTAGCGGTCTTGGCAGACTCACGGAACGCCTTTGCGGTCGGCGCACCAGCCTCTCCGGGCTTTCGCATCCTCTCGCCGGAGCCAGCCTTGATGCGCTCCTGCTTCGCTAGGATGTTGGCGTAAAGGCCCGGCTTGTTCATGTGTAAGTGCTAAACAGGCCGACGACGCGGCAGTTGGAGTTACCCGAGCAGGTCGCGGTAATTGCGCCCTTACTTGCCACTTCCAGCGGGATCACATACGCGCCAGCGGCCTGCGTGGCGGGGATGCGTACCAATTCCGTGCCGTTGTCGCTGACGACAACCGTGGCCTCGGTGTTGCTGGCAACGTTAACCACGACGCTGTGAATGTACGCGCCCGCAGCACCAAACGTCGTCGTAGAAGTCGCGGCTACCGCAACGTAATTGTTGCGTACTGGACTAATCGCGGTCATATCCTTGCCCTCCTGCTCGACGTGCGGTCATGCACTGCCCACATATCGTTGAGCGTAACTGTGTTACCCGGCCCGACGATAAGCGGTTTAACCTCTGCCGCCGGGGTCTTTTCTGCAACTTCCTGCCATGATACACACAACATACGGAAAGCGTCACTAGGGTGGCTAGTCCAATCGTGGCGCGGCGATTGGCGGTATGCCTTTTTATCCTCGTCGTACTCGCGCTGATACTGCCGCAGCGCCTCTATGCCCTCTCGGCATTTCTCGGAGTCAAACCACACGCGGGGTAACGTCATACGGACGGCTTGGATGCCTGATTGCACGCCAATGTCGGGTACCACGGCCAGTTTGGCAATGTCCAGATAGGCGGCCAATTGCTCCACGATACTTCTTCCCGTCTGCAGGCTTTTGGCCCGGGCGTCGTGCGGTAGGTAATGACGGGCGTATTTGTACGGCTTACCCGTAACCACGGCGGCGATGTCATGGATGTCCTCGCCGCTTACGGCGTAGAAGTCAATGACGCGGATTTCCCCGCGCCCAAGTTGGTAAAACCACACCGCCGTGTCGTCTCTATATCCCAAATCCCAACTGCTATACACAGGCAGCCCGGGGTCGTGCGGGACGTGGCAGATACGGCCCTGATCCTGCGCCTCGCGCATCTCCTTGCCGTAAAAAGCGCCGAGAATCGCAGCCTCAAAACTGCACTCGTACTCCTGTAGGTACTGATCCTCGGCCAACTGCGCTTGGGCGGCACCCAGTTCCCCCGGTGGGAGCAAGCCAGACGTTGAGGCGGGCAGGCGTAGCAGAAACCAATCATGGGGCAGGCGCTGGGCGGTTTCGTAGATGTCCCAAAACTGATTGCGTCCCTTCGGAGTGCCCCCGAAAACGCACCATCCGTTTTTATCACTCAAAGCGGGGCGAATTACGTTGCCCCAAACACTCGGTTTCCAGTCTCCATATTCATCAGCGTATACCCCCGAGTAGCCCATTCCGCGCATGGCAT